TTAAATAAGCTCTTTATAAATTTCAGGCTGATTTAACATCCTTTTCACTCTCTCGACAGCCGTGTGTTTATCCTGTTTTTCTGTTTTATTCTTTTGTTTATGCTCCGTTATGTAGGTTATATTAATGGAATTATCCGAATCCCTATAATAAAAAATACGAACACTTTTCTTGCGAATTTCGTATAATTTTGGCGTACTGTTTTTATCAATTGGTTTTGACAAAAAATTCTCCACCCCATCTCTTTGCATTCCCTCCAGAACAGTCAAGACAACAGATTTTACATCACTCGAAAGCTTACTTAAAAGATTCTTACCACCGGAAGTCCTATATGCATAAACCTTATTCATATAGTACCTCCATAACCACTAGTGGTTGTATTTTTCTATATTATACCTCATCTTCCAAAATTGTCAAGCATATCATCAAGTTTCTTATTTTTCTATACTTTGTCAATAGTTTTGCGACAAGTTTTTGAATTTTTTTCTATGCCAGGTTTCTTATTTCCTCTTCAAAGAGTTGGGCGGACGTCTTAAAACCGAAAATTCCCCTTGGATAGTTGTTTATCCAGTTTTCTATATATTCAATGTCTCGGTCCTGCTTCTCGTCAAAATCTTCCCCTTTCGGTATATGTCGGCGGATAAGGCGGTTATTGTTTTCATTACTCCCCCTCTCCCAACTGCTATAAGGGTGGCAATAAAAGGCAAAGGTCCGTTTTTCTCCCTCATGTAATACAGACCGCTCCAACCCCTCATAGTCTGAAAACTCCACGCCGTTATCTACTGTAATGCTTCTAAATACCTTTGTGAACATATCGCCCCATTTCCTTTCTAATCGGTCAATGGCTTCTACTACACTGGCCGCCTTTTGGTCCGGCAACTTCACTATTATTTCATCTCTTGTCTTTCTCTCTGTAAGCACAAGCATACATGACTTTGTTACTCCCTGTTTGCCCTTTACCGTGTCCATTTCCCAGTGCCCAAAAATTTCCCGGTCCTTTACTTCATCCGGGCGGTTCTCTATGCTTTCCCCTGCGGACGCTCTCTTTTGCACCTTAACCCTTTTATTGTGCTTTTTTCTTTTCCCCTTTACTGGCAAATCTTTGTTTGTGAGTTTTAGGAAAATCCCCTTATCAATGTATCGGTATAATGTTCTTACGCTGATAGAAGTAGTAAACTCTATGCCGTTTTCTGCTGCCGCTGCCAATGCCGCTTCCGGGCTATATTTATCTTCTATTATTTTTTCCTCTATGTACTCCGCAAGTGGGCGGTCATTTCCTATTTTTATATTCCGCCCTTTTCCCTGGGCGTTCCAATCATGGTTCTTTTGTCCCAAATCGCTGCTATACCTTGTTTCCTCGGTGTAATCGCTATTTCTATGGGTATATTCTCCCCTTTTTATCTCCCTATAAATAGTGCTTCTATGAACGTGCAAATATTCCGCAACCTCTACTACTTTATGGCCGGAATTTAACATAGTTTCCATTTTAATTCTATCATTTTGGCTTAAATGTTTAAATAATTTTCCCATGAAATTACCTCTCTTGTGATAAAACGGGCACGAAAAAGTCCGTGCCGTTGTTTTATCGCTTCCCGGCAAGTAATTCCTATGGTAATCGTAATTCATATTGTGCCCGGTGCGTTATACTTTTTCTATTTACAATGATGTGGACATTGTGGGGTCCAGGCTCCCGGCCTTTATTTTGGTTAGGACGATTGCCCACCGCCCAGGCGTGCCGTCTGTTTGCCTGTCCTGCTACACGCCGCCCGGTTCACATTAAACCCTGGCAGAAACTTGTCAACCAATACCACAATGCCCACCATTGCAACCCGTCAACTGTTTATAGGGGCTTCGGACCCTCACGCCGCCCATGGTCGGCGTGGCCGTTTTAATTGCCCGGCGGCTCCTGCTACCGCCCAGGCGGTTATTTATTGTTTGCTTGCTTCCTTAATTTCTGTAACTCGCATAACATATCCCAATTCTTTGCGTACTGATCCATGTATGCGGAAATGTTCATGTTTTTTATTCCTTGTGGAAGTTCAAATTTTTCTGTTATGCCGTCTTTTTCGATTGTAAAAATTGTTTTGCTAATATATTGTTTTTCTAATTTCCCGTTAAATCCGTTGTCATTTAACCATTTTATGGCATATTCTTCCTCTTTGGAAAAATCCCATTTTTTCCCACTTATATCAATCATTTCTCTTCCCCCATTCTTTCGTCAATGGCCTGGCTGATAAATTCATTTACGCTTTGTCCTGCTGCCGTTGCCGCCGCTTTTATTACTGCTTTTCTGCCTTTTGGCACTTTTATTTCTATGCGGTCATAATTCCGTTTGTTAAATTCGTTTTGGTATGCAATTTGATTAAATTCTCCGGTTTTAGTTCTTGGCATTTTCCAACCTCTCTTCCTATTTCGGCAAATTCCCTCTTCCTTTCTCTTGCCAAATGATTTATAATAATTTTACAGTTTGGGCGGCTTTGGCAAGTCCACCGCCCTTTCTGTACCCCTAAAGCCTATTCGTTAGGCTTTTCTTTTTTTGCCATGTCTCTGACTTCCTGCACCGCCTTGGCAACCTCTTCCATGTTCTTGCAATTACTGAATTTATCGGCTACCAGGTTAAGGATTACTTCCATTTGCTTATCTGTCATGTTCTCGCTCATGTTATCTCCTTTCTATGCTTGCCCATGTATTCGTTAAGTATCTCTCTTAACTGTCTTTATTATATAACATATGTCGGCATATGTCAATACATATTACGACATATTTTTATTTTTTATAAAAATCCCTCAATGTGTGGCTACTTTCCGCTTCACATTGAGGGTAATTTTTATCTTCTACTTTCTATCACGAAAATAATTTCGTTGACTTTTGCCTGGTTTGCTTCGTTACTTACGCACCTTACCACTCTGTCTTTTCCGTCCGCCGTGGTAATGGTTACGCCAATATAATTTCCCATTTTCTTTTCAAATCCCGTATTTTGGGATATGGCAACGATTTTGTCATACATGAGCGTTTCCGTTTTTGATTGGCTCCCGTCCTGCTCAAAATATAGGCACCTTTTTTCTGTTACTGCTAAAACTGCCGTTGAAAAAACCAACTTTTCCGCCTGGCCTTTTCCTTGAATACAATAATCAATCTTTTCCCCAGGCAATAATGTTTTTCCAAATACATTTTGAGCCATTACCTCTTCAATCGGTTTTTGTTCTTTTGCTTCTTTTTTCTTTCCAAAAAGTCCCATTTTCCAATCTCCTTTTGTTGGTTTTATACCGTGCCCCCATTGTGTAATTCAATAGTGGACTTGTATTAGTCCCATTATAGCACACACTTCCCCGTAAAATAAAGAAAAAAGGACTAATATTAGTCCAGAAAGGGGCCGCAATGTTACAAGTCAAAATAAAAGATGATACTGGAAATACCATAGGCCAAAATATAAGAAGAATTAGAAAATCACGCAATATAGGGCAAACCGCTCTTGTCCGTGATTTACAATTACTTGATATAGACATGACCCGTGAAGCATTGGTAAAAATCGAAAGGGGAATACAACATATACAGTTGAGCCAATTAAAAGGTATTCGTGATGTTCTCCAAACAACTTATGATGAATTACTGGAAATACATTAGATAAAAAGGGCACGCCTTTCATTGGCGTGTCCTTTCTTCGTGACATATTAAATTCCTTGCACGTCCCTGGCGGACGTATTCCAAAAGGCGGTATTGATAATTACTATCTCAACATAGCGTTGACTTTTGCCTGGACCTCATTGTAATTATACCCTGCGGCTTCCAGGCGGTTCTTTCTCTCTTTCCCGTTGCCCCATTTCCCGGCAATTACTTCCTTGGCTACTGCGGCCACGCTCTTTGTGGCGGTGGTGCCTTTCAGTAAAGCGTTTACCTGGTCCTGGACGGCTTTGTAATTGTACCCGGCGGCGGTAAGGCGGTTCTTTCTGTCCTCTCCGTTGCCCCATTTCCCGGCAATTACTTCCTTGGCTACTGCGGCCACGCTCTTTGTGACCTGGGACCCGCTCCCGGCGGCTTCCTTGTCATATTTCGGCACGCCATAACCACGGATATAGCGGCCATTTACGGCCAATGTCCTGCGGCCTACGGCATTGTTTTTATTGCCCTCGATAACGGTAATCTTTCCGCCGCTCACGCTCTCAACAATGCCCACATGGTCCGGGTTCCCGGTGCAATCCCCGGCCCCGGTATCGTTCCAATCATAAAAAATAATGTCCCCAGGGCTTGGCGTCCTGCTATCGCTTTCCTGCCATTCCCCCAGGTTCTTGAATAATGCAATCATCTGGCCGCAACCGCACTCTGTCGGTATAATGCCAGTCAAACCGCACTTGATAGCCACGGCGGAAACAAAGGTGGCACACCAGGCGTCTGTATATTTGACTTTGTAACCCCTCGCCAATGGTTTATGACCGTTGTACACGTCAATAATGCCCTTGTGGGTGCCGTCCGCTTCATTTCGGCCAATCCACGCCCTTGCCTGGGCTAATACTGCACTTGCTAATTTTGCCATGCTTCCGGCTCCTTTCACATCATACTGCTGCAAATCGTACTGTGTAACAATCCTCATGGTATTGTCCACATACTTGCTACTGGTTGCGTACCCGTCCGCCTTAATGGTTCTAAGGTACGTTTCCGGGTCCGTAATGCCCCGTAAATTCTGATACCTGGACAACTGGATAAACTCAAAATAACCTTTCACGCCCTCTTCCATGTTGTCATACACCCGGAAATTGTCCTTAATCTGTGTAAGGGTTCCTGGCGTATATTCTTCCATGGTGGAAAGGTTTACGCTTTTCCCGGTCCATTTTGTCCCACATTTCAGCCCAAAATAATTGTGATACACGGCGGCCAGGCGGCTTTCTCCCCAACCGCTTTCAAGTATCGCCTGGGCTATAATCGGACTATGTACCAAAATCCCGTATGCCGGGGCGTATTTCTGCACGCACCCGGCAATCTTTTTAATAAACTCCTGCTTGTCCATGGTTTACACTTCCTCTTCCGTTGTCACTTCCACTTCGGTTTCCACGTTGGCGGCGTCTGTCAAACCCTCGCCAATGATGTAGGCCACCACGGACGCCCCGGCCATGATAAGGGCCGTTACCTGGGTGGCGGTGTTCTCTGCTCCCCCGGTGGCTACAATCATCATGGAAACAAAGGACGCTACCGCCGTCCACATTTTCCGGCTTGTCAATTTCCTGGTCCAGTTAATATTTTTCATGTGGTCTTTTCTCCTTTCTTATATTTCCAAAAGCCCCTTAGCTTGTTGGTTCATTCGTAAATCCCTTTTATGCCCTGCTCCGTTAAGAAGTCCTTTTGTTCATGCTTAATCTTACGGGCATATTCCAGGGCGGCTTCTGTCTCTCCGTTGGCGTGTCCATTCTTTAAAGCTGTGGCCGCCGCTTCCCCCAGGGCAATAGACGCCATGACGCTTTTTATGATAAGGACCTCGTTTTTCTCGCGGATTTTTTCTTTTTCTTCCGCTGCCGCCTGCTGCTTCTTTATTTTTT